GCAGCACATCTGCCCGGCGCCCGAAACCTCTCCGACCGGCCACGAGCACTGGAACCGGCGGCGGTCGATCAGCAGGATCGAGGTGTCATTCGCAGCTTCAGCAAAGCCGTCGATGATCCCGGCGCCATGCTTGGCGAAATGCTCACGCTTTTTGGCCGCCTCCTCAGGGCTGGAAGGCGCGAACCGGCCGAAGCTGGATGCGGGAGCGGGCTTATCGATCTTGATGCCGCCGGTCGCCCGGTTGCGTTTGACCGGAGGCGCCGAAGGCTCGCGGCGCGACAATCGCGCAGCCACATCAGGCCCAAACCATCCCATGCGATGGACCTTGGCGACCACAGCCGAGCGTGAGCGGCCGGGGATTATCTTCGAGATATCCGCCGCCGATTTGCCCTCAGCCCAAAGCTTGCGGAGAGCCTCGACCTCATGGTGTGGCCAAGGGTCGTTGTTGCCGTGATGGGTCATGCTGCGGCCTTCAGAATGGTAGGACGGATTTCAACATCGACGCCGGCAACTTCGGCGTAGCGCTTGCGAGCGATCAGGCTGACGACCAGGGCGTCGTCTCTGAACGCGACCTTGTTGCAGCCGTCGAGAACGGCCTTCACGACGTTGTCGAGGTCGGGAAGCTTGGTTGGGGCGATCTCGCCAGCCAGCATGGCGCAGCGCTTCTTGCGGCTGCTGGAAGCGGCGGGAGTCATGCGGACGGTGACAACGACCGTCAGGGGGCAATCGAGCGGGGCTCGATCACCGAGAGCACGGGCCGCCGCCATCTTGACGAGGTTCTCGTAGCTGGCGGTCTTGCTGTCGGTGAACATGCGCGCCGAGTGATGGCCGCCCACCTTGAACACGGTGGCGCGGGGCCGGCCCTTACCGCGAGGGTCGCCCGGAATGGTAAAGGCCAGCCCCGTCATCAGGCCGCCTCGCCTTGTTCGATTTCGGCGTCGTCGTTGGCAGCATCCTCAATGTCGATCTGGTCGTCATCTTCGGAGACCGGCGCCTGGGCCAAGCGAGCGGCGAAGGCACGACGAACCGTGGCCTGCCCTTCCTCATGGCCCTCGCCATAGGACTGGATGCAGTCGTGCGGGCATTCCTTGGGCGCTTCGTTGGCCCAGCCCTTGCCGGCCAGACCATCGCGGAAGCCGATGTTGCGCCACTTCAACTGTTCGCGGACCGGGTCAGGGGTCGCGTCAGTGCCGTACAGTTCCAGTTGCGAGCCGATCGGCTGGCGCATGGCCTCGGCGAACCAGTCGCGCTCAGCATAGAACTGCTTGACCTCTTCCGGGGTCCATTCGAGCAGGCGGACCTGTTCGTCGAGAACGCCGAGTTTGATGCCCTTCGCCTTCAGGCCCTTGCGGAACGCGCTGATCTCGGCGGTCAGCTTTTTCCGCTTCTCGTTCCACTGGACCATTTCGTTCGCGGCCATGCGGATGTCGTCGTGCGACGGCATGCCGTTGTCCGGCTCGTTCGGAATGGCGCCGATCGTTCCTTGAACGTCGGGGTACTGGTCATTGTCAGCTTCGAGCTTCTTGGCCATCTGGCCCTCCATCAAGACCGCTCAACGGGGCGGTCAGTCCCGTTCGGTCAGCGCTGTTGGGCGCGCGCTTTGCACTGGTGGTAGAGCGACAACAGCGAGCGCAGCGCGCCTTTCACCAGCGGTAGGGACGCGGCGCCGTCACGGCGGCAGAACTCGTCGTCAGCGGTCCGACGGATGATCTCTGAGACCAGATCGCCGCTCTCGGCCGAGAACTTTGCCAGTTGGGCCTTCAGCGTCGCGTCGTCGATCACTTCGGCCGGGATGAAGACACCGCCAGCGCGCAAGGCAATGTGTTCGGCCAAGGCCGTTCCGCCCTTCTCGGCCAGCTTGCAGGCGTCGCTGAACGACAGACCTGTGCGGGCATTTGCCGAGGCGTCCTCGTCGCTCACGGTGTAGGCCCACCAGACCTTCCGATCTGCGGCGGTCGCCATCCTCTCAGCGCCGCCGAGTTGGTTCATGGCGTCGCTGATCGCCTCCCAGACAGTGCCGGGCTCGCGGGGCTTCATCGGTGCGAAGTTCTTCATTTGTTGCCCTAAAGGCCAAGGTTTCGTTCAGGGGCGACCGACCCCGGTGATCAGGCGACGGTCGGGCTTGGTTGATCGGGAGAAGGCGATTGAGCTTCGTCGTTCGCGGCATTCGGCTTTTCAGCGGGTACGCGCGGGAAGAAGGGGGCGAGCGTCCGCTGCGTCAGGTCACGAGCCTTTGCGGCCTCACGCTCGGCGGCGAGGACTTCCTTGATGGCGTCGATCTCGAACGGGAGCGCGCCGGTGATCGTCGCCAGCGCCTTCAGTGCATCCGCCTCGCGACCTTGGACGGCCAGTTCGTTGGTGCCGATGATCAGGCCGTAGACCGTCCCCGCGTTGATCAGGGCTTCCTGGCGTCGAAACTGGAGGGCGGCCGATGACGGCATGTCACGCCGCCTCGCTGGCGGGGGCGTCGTCGTTGGCTGGGATGGCCGCCGCCGCGTGCGCCAAACGCTCCAGAGTCGCCACCGCGCGGGGGCGCCAACCTGCTTTCTGCCAATCGATCAGGGTGGTGTATGGTACGCCGGATCGACGGGAGAGCGCAGCTAGGCCCTCCGCTTTGGCGGCACGCTCAATCTCGGTTAGGGCCGTGGCGACGTGGTTCAT